GTTGTCGTGCATGAACACGAAAACCCCGCCCTCGTCGCGCTTCTTCTTGTAATCGTCGTTGATAAAGCATTGGTTTTCGCGTTGCGCTCGCGTTTCGTCTGCGATGTCTCCGCGAAGTTCCTGCTCCAAGTCGCCCTCGCCCAGGAGTTTGAAAATCTTGTTCCAATCAATCGGCGCACCCTGCCCCTTGAGTTCGAGCAGGAGCCGTTGTTGGACGACTTTCGACTGATGGAGCGAGACTCCAATGTTCAACTTAACATCCGTGTTGCCCTTGAGGTCTGCGCCCTTGAATGATTCTACCGAAGCCTCGTTGGACTTCCCCACAACCTTGATAAGACGCTCCTGCTTGTAGTATTTCTCGATCATCCTCATGCGGAAACGCCCTTCTTCCAGGAGCGTTTTGTTGATGCGCTTAATCATCGGGTCGATCTTTAGGTTTTCCTGCTCAAGCATCATCGAATAGAGCGAAGCGGGAGCGCGGGAGGAGTATTGAGGGAGTTGCGAGTAGGAAACTTCATGGACGTTTGATACCGTGTTCAATGCCCCGGCAAGAAACTCGCGGTTTGCGAGGACTTGGGGCGAGAGTTCCGGCATAGCCATCGGGCGAGGCTCACCTTTGGTCGAATCTATCTCCACAAGTTCGTAGTTATCCGACGTAAACCCTCCGTCCTTGATGATGGAGTTCATGGGGACAACCATCTTGGGCTTCCAGCCCTCGATATGCTCCGAAATGATGGACGCCATGCGGTTATACTCTCGCTGGATGTCCTGAACGTGGTGAAGCGGCCCCGTGTGCCAGAGCGAGTTCCCGTATCGCTTGAACCCATAGAAGAAATAGGGTATCTCGCCCAGGGCCGGGTTCTCCCCGCGCCACAGGACGATGTTCCCGACCACGATCATGTGTCGTCCGTTCTCGTATTTGTTGCTGGACTTCTCCCAATAGTATTTGACGATGTATGTTTTCTCGTCCCGGTCCTTTTCGTTCTCTTTCTCGAACATCCCGACGTATTTTCCGTCGGACCCGGAACCTTCAACGGCCTCTTTTAGCTTGGCTTCGTCTATGTCGAAGTTCTCAAGGATGGAGTCCTGCGTAACCTCGGAGAGTTCCACAAGCCAGCGCATTTCCTCGCGGGTCTTTGCGGTCGGGTCCGGGCGCACGTTAAATATAGACGGGACGGAGCCGATCAGTTCACCCTCTTGTTTGGTCGGCCCCTTATCGCCCTTGATCCATCCGAACGCCCCGCGATCCCAAATCCACTTCTTGCAGGCGTTCCCCGTCCTGCACATCCAATATTTCAGTTCTTCGTTTAACGCCTCGGTGTCGTTGATGTAATCGTTGTGTCCGAGAACACGGGTTGCTGTCTTAGCGGCTGATATATCGTTTTGGTCGGATGAGTTCGGCATCCCGGCATAGGACGATATGAAGTTTATCTTGCCCTCTATAGCCTCCACCAGCGGCTTCATGAGGTTGATGACGACGCGCTTTTTCCTTTTCTTCAACGGGACCGCGACCATCTTATTTGAGCCGATGTCCCATTCCGAGAACTGTTCCCCGCCGTCCGACCAGCACACAAGTTCTTTCCACTTCGCATGATGCTCTTTAACGACAGGATGATCCTTCACCTGTTTGTTTATGAAGTCGATGAACTGTTCTTCGGCCTCGGGCTTGAGAATCTTCTTGTCTTGGTCTGCCATGTTGCTCACTAATACTTTTCATCGCCGGGGGTAGGCTTGGCGTCTAGTTCTGCCATCGCCTTCCGGCGTTCTTCCTCAAGCCGGAGGCGTCTTTCAAAGTGTAGGAAAGAATCCAACTTGGTAATAAAATCGCGCTCAAGGTTTATCTGTGTTTCTAGTTTTTCGACAAGTTCTTGATGAAGATTTAAAAGCAGGGCCATTTGTGATTTGCGAATCTTAAACATTTTTTTCGCCTCTCTTCATGGAGCTATGATAGCTCACGTGCTCACCAACGCCATGGAATAGCATAAGGTTTTCAATTCTATTGTCTCCTGGCATCCCGTTAATATGGTGGACGATTTCCGTAGGAAGCAGGGTTCTTCCCAGGTGGGCCTCCATGACTAACCTGTGTTCAAGAACATATCCCCTAGAACATGCGTGGGGATGGTTGGGAATAAGAATTTTAATATATCCGGCACTATGCTTGGCCCGGCCGCCCTTCCAGTTTGGGTTTCTTCCCAATACCCCCTTGTGAGCAGGGCAGTAATTAGCATAAGTGTCAATTTTCTTCCCGCATTGTTTACATCGGCCAGGATGTTTTCGTTTCCACTCCCTAGATGTAATTGTCCCGTGTCCTGGGTGGGCCGCCCTCCATTTTTTTTGATATGCTTTCTTTCGCTCTTCATCTTCAGCGCTCGCCCTCTTTCTAAAAAGCATGATCGTTCTCCTCCGCTAATGGTGAGTTCGCGCTAAAGGCCAAGGCATCGTTCATTTCTTTTTCAAAGTCCGGGGCGATATTCGGCACAAACTCCCGGCCCGATGGAAGATGAAGTTTCTTGCCCTTCGCCGGAACGCGCCTGATGTCGATGTGATACGACAGCGAATCCAGAATATCGTCGTGGCTGACATGCGGGTATTCAAGCAACTGCTTTCTGAATATCGGCTGGTTCTTTCCGATCCAAATTCGACGCCCCTGAAACAGTTGTTTGAGCCGCCAAATCCTGTCCTCTTTCTTGCGGCCCTTATGCTCCACGTAGGAAACGTGCATGAGAGGAAACTTGTGCTGGAACATGTCTGCTATCGTGATCGAATACTTCTCTTTTTCGATCCTGATGTCATCCGGCATGTAGAGTTTCTTCATGTCGTTTATCTTGTCGATGAGGTTCATGGGGGTAAGGAAATGCTCCTCGGCCACTACCACGAACATATCCCCGGCTTCGTCTGTATCTACAATGGTGATACCCGTGGGATCGCTGACGCCAGCTTGCGACCCTCCGGGATCAATGACCATCGTGCGCCAACGGTTCTCGGGCAACCTTTCCCATGTCTGCAACCAATCTTCAAGGCACAGCACTTCGAGTTCGCTTAACGGGTAGAGCAAATACTGAGATTGAAAGACCTGATTGTTCTGCCGCGCCCGGATAGTCTCGAAGTCGTCTACCGTGTATCGCTCGGGGAACGTAACGCCCTTGCTCATGTCCCGGTCAACGTAGCACGGGATTTCAAGGTGATCGTATGTGGCGTCGTTTCTCACGCGCCACGTAAGCCCCTGCAAGTGATAGGGGGTCCCGACAAATATATCAAGCCCAAGTCCCTTGCTCTTGACCTTCATGAGAACCGATTGCTGATACATGAAGGCGTTGATGAGGTCGTTTCGTTGGCCCTCGGTCTGATAATTCTTTTCGTTCTCCAAGTCGTCGTTGACCATATTGTTCGTGTGCTTGGAAGCCTGGGTGGTGTCCGTGGATGTGAAGTCCAGCCTCACGCGCTTGTGGTCGATCCTGTTCTTAGTCATGCCGTCGAAATGCTTTTCCTCCGGCAACTCGGGAAATATCCATTTCAGGAGGTCGTTTTCGCACAGAAGAAAGCGGACATCGTTCTGGAAGTTCCAGGCGTTTTCCTTGATGGCCGTATTGTAGGTGATGGAGTTGCTTTTGCCACGGGCGAGATTGATGAGGAAGAACCACGCGAAGTATCCGAGGAGAACCGTAGTCTTGAATGATCCGCGAAAGGCCGATAGATATTTGGAGCGCGACGGGCTTCTGCGAAGATCAAGAAAGTCGCACATCCTCATGTGGATGTTCCCCATGTCCCGGAACTTGTCATCAAAGCCATGGGCGCATACCATAGTCTCGAAAAAGAAAAGATCGTCAAAACAAGCGGAACGCCAATCGTCCCGTTTTTCAAGCTTATTCGGTATATTCGCCTGTGGATTCATTCTTTTTCAGTTGGCGCATCTGCGCGTATTTCTCGAACCGTTCTGCCGCCTCCGCCGTAATCACGATCTCCCGACGCTCGGTGTTCGTAATGTCCAGCTTGGGGGTCGGGTTCCCGTTGAGGACGCGGATAACAGTCTCAACCGCCTTGTGCTGGACGGCGTTATCCGGTTTGCCCTCGGCCAGCGGGTGTTCGCATTCCAAGAGTTCGTCCAGCTTCTTGGCTACCCTGACCATATCGACGCCCTGTTTTCTGCAAGCGCGTTGCAGGGCTTCGTTGGAGAACATCTTTTTGGCAACGCGGTTGGCCTCTTTGATGGTGAACTGCGGGAGGTTGGCCCTATCTTCCGGCTTGATGTCCGTCTTAAAATCGTTCTCGATTAGATGCTCTATGAAAAGCGCATCCCGTTTCTCGAAAGCGGCGCGTATCTCGGAGGGCTTAACTTCCGTCTTTGTCTCGTCCGTCATTGGACCGAGCCTCCTGGCCCGAGTTGGCGTAGAGTGCGCGAAGATAGGCCAACGCCTCCCTGCGCTTGTCGTAGCATTTCAGGACTTCTCCGGTGTTTTTCTTGAGGACACAGAATTTTCCGTCCTCTTGACGTATCATCCATGGCATAGCGAACCGCCCCCAACACAAGATGTAGTCATTACGTTGATAGAGATACACTCAAGTTTCGTGAAAGTCAAGATAAAATCCAAGAATATGGATTTATAAGGCGGGGAAATGATTGTTGGAGTGGGTTAAAATGAGTGCAAGGGGCGGGCCGTGAAGAAATAATCCCGCAATAGCCCCGTTAAGAGCTTCGCTAAAAAGCGTGGGGGCCGATTCTTATTCGACCCGCCCGACACTCCCTACGGGAGCATCGTGGACTTGCATGGTTAATATACGTCTTTATGATCCGCGTGTCTACTTTTCCGTGTAACTTCTGTCTGTTTTTTCTCTCATGCGCTCGATGTCTATAAGCTGGTCGAAGAACTTGCGCACTATCATTTTGATGTCCTTGAAGTTCTGGTCGTATTGCTTACCGTTGTCGGGGTAGTCCGGGTAGAACTGTTGCATATAGTCCTTGGTCATACGGAGGAACCGGATGAGTCCGGCGCACTCTTTCTCAAGGATTACAAGATCGCTTTTCTCGCTTTTCATTTGTCCCACCCCATGTCGATGTCTAGTTGACGGGCCTCGGCCACCAGCTTCCCGAGTTCGTCTGCTACCCTGTGGTGATCCATCATCCCGCTACGCAGAATCTCGGCCAGCATCTTAACGCGGTCCAAGAGAACAACGTCTCTGCTCCTGCGCGTGGCGTCCATGTCAATCTCGCTAGGCTCGTCGCCCAATAGCGTTCCTTTGGTAAGGATTGAGAAGTATTCATACTTGCGCATGATTCATCGTCCCCGGCGTCGTTTTTATGTGGAATGCAAGCCATCCTCATTGGACGGCGAAGAAACGGCATCAGAGAACGCATCCTCGAACTCTTTTGGCGTGTTTTCCTTTTGGGTTTTCATCCGCGTTATGAAAGCCTTGCTTTTAGGGGCGTTCCCAAACCTCCACGGCCACAGGGGACAACCTAACAAAGGGCACAGCGTTACTTCTTTTGATGTTCCTCCCGAGCATTCATGACAATATAGCCTGATGGCCTTGCTCCTAAATAGCGGCTTTCCAGCCGCCTTGATGATGTCCTTGACCCCTACTTCCATGACTTCCCTCCTACGAAGACGTGTCTATCAATCCAATCGTGCGCCATCTTGTTCCCGCCCATCCACCGCCAAACAAACGCATGGCAGAGTTCATGGATCAGGATAGCCAGCGTCTTGGTCGCCCTGCCCTGCTTCACGACGTAGATATGCGAGAACCAGCTATTATCCGGTGGAACCCGATACCCTCCTAGGAAGTATCCTGCCACCCCTCCCTGTTCAAACTGCTTTCCGCTAACGTCAGTTGAGAGGAAATCGGCCACGTAAAGCCCGTCCTTCCCGAGCGTCCCGTCAACAAAATTAATATCAATCATCGTTTGTCCCCGTCAAAGGCTCTCCGCACCACGGGCAGTAGTTGATCCCCGTCAGGATGTCGGAGGCCAATGGGTCTTTAGCACGAACGTTCCAGCATCCCGTAGAGTCCTGATAGATTTGTCTATCGTCCAGAGCATTAGCAAGGAACGGGCAACAAGCATCGCTCATGATTACCTCCACTTCGCGGTCCCGATCTTGAGAGTCCTGACGGCCTCGGCGTAGAACCTAGCCTTGGCCTCGCACGCCAAACGCTCGTATTTCAGCCTAGAATCCTGCGCCCTCACCGCCCAAGATAGGGCCAGAGCATGAAACTTGTCTATCTGGCTGTCGATTACCGCGTGTATTTCGCTCATCTTTCCTCCTGGTTGTCTCTCACTAAGTTATATCCATAGGCTTTAGTTTGTTTATCTCTGCGGCAACGGCGTCCTGTATTTCTTCGTCCGACATCCCCTGGTAAGAGTATTTCTCTCTAAGCTGTGCCGCAAGTGCGTATGTGTCAACTCCGTCTTTCCTGACCGTCTTTTTAGTGTTCCTGCCTACATCCTGGCTTTCTGGTAAGTTCCCGGCCTTTGCGTGGTCTTGTATCCACTTAAACCTGTTTACGATTGCCCGCTTCCAATTAAGCTTCAGGGTCGATCTTGGTTGAGCGTCCCAATAAGAAATCATCTCTTGGAGAGTAAAGTCTACATCCACCCTGCCATAGGTCTTTCTCCAAAGAATCTTATCATCATCGCTTATCCCTTCCCACCTTTTCTCTCCATCATCAAGTATTAGCCTTATGCTCTCTTTCTTGTCTTTCTTCTTAATAGAAGAAGAAGGAATATTAATATCTAGATCAGATAGAGAGGAATCGGTTTTAACGTTAACTTTAATGCGCCTTTTCTTTGGTTTAATGTTAACGGGGGCAAGTGATTGATAAGTCTCCCATTTAAGTATCCTAATTATGCTTCCCTCAACGTCCTCAGACACGGAAATTCTCCGCTTCTCAACACACACTTTTATTGTGTTCTCTATAATCGAGGCTTCTGTATTGAGTGTTCTACTCAGCCCTTCCACGCTTGCAAACTTGAATGATCCGGTGGTCATTGAGATCGCCGCCAAGCATACGAAATCATGGAACGTTGCCCTCTCCGCCGCGTTCATTTCGTCCCTAGCTGTGGAGTGTAGCCATTGTGAGGGATACCACTTTATGAACAGGGGCTTCATTAAGATCGCCCCTTCCCGTATTCGTCCAGCCATTCCTTGAGGACCGTATCTGGGATATTAAGGCTACTGCAATACATCTGCAACGCCTCCTGTATAACGAACGACGGCCTCCACCCCAACCACCGCACAACCCTCTTGAACTTAAACAACTGCCAAGGCTCTACCCTTACTGCCAAGAGATTGTTTTGTTTCATGGTTTAAAGTTAACTATATCTCCATTGATTGTCAAGGATTGTTTTACTCCTATAGATTTACTTGCGCCGCCTATCGAATATCCGACGTATCCTTGTAAATTTCTACGAAAATCAGTATTAACCCGGCGGCTACGAAGGCATAAAAAATTAGCCTCATTCCAGCGAACAGGGCCAACTTAATGATTAACGCTCCCGCTATTCCGGCGGCGGAAAGTGCCAATATAAGAGGGGCCATTGTCCCAAGCGTCAATAGGATTCTTTTAAGGGTTCTCATGCCTCACCTCCGCCGCCTTCGGCTCGACCTTCTCTAACACCAGACGGTATTTGTCCTTCCCGTTTAGCGCGTTGAATGGAATGCGATTACCAACCTTGATATAATCCTTGTCTTCGGGCCATTCCACGCATCTCTTAGACATGCGTATAACCGTATCGTCCTCGGTCGCCTGGGCTGGATACCCCACCCCCAACACCCATCTAGTCTTTTTCATTCTTCCCTCCTATGCGTTTTCATCCCGGCTGGACGAGTCGAACGTCCGTCAAACGATTATGAATTTCTGCATGACAATTAGCACACAGTAAATCGCACTTATCTAATTCTCCCTTTGTTTTTTCCCAAGACATTGAATGGCCTCCGCTTATAGAAAATTCTTTTTCTATTGGGCTTCGGTGATGAAACACAAGGGCTCCAGAAAATTTAGAATACCCACACCCTATACACTTTCCACCCTTATACGATATCGCCATGGCCTTTCTTCTTTCTCTCCACCTATTTGCCATGCAAGAATTGCAAACTGTTCTTGTATGTCCTTTAGCCTTTTCGTAAAAATACTTTCTGCCACATAAACGACAAACAACCATCTGTCCATGTCTAACATATCCATTAATAGATATGTCCACAGTATTCCTTCCACCAAACGGGGAGCAAGAAAGACAAAATTTTCTTTTATTAAATACCCTTCGTTTTCCGTCAATAATCTTGCTTTTATTAAATTGTGAGCCACACTTTTTGCATTTCATATGATTTTTATAGGCGTCTACTGGCCACCCCGTTCTCCCCTTGAACTAAGCCGGGCTTCTTTCCTCAATAAAAACAGCCCTTAAGCTCTGTCCTTGCCTCTGTATAGAACCTCCCATCCTCCCCAACTAAGTTTGTTTCCCTAACCTCAATCAGACGGTAGTTAATGCCGTTCTCTATTGGCGTCCTCTTGTTCCCCGACCTTTCTGCCTCTGTGATGTCTTTACAGATAACATATTCAGTTAGGTTTCTGTGCCCGTATCCCTGTCCCTCCTTCGCACCAAACCTTAATTGAAACACCTTCCTCTTCATGTCCCTCCTCCTA